ACCTAGGTTAGCAGTTCCAGAAGTTGCAATAGTTTGAGAGTTGCTTCCTGCACCTCCTCCACCTGAACCTCCTGCTCCTGGTGAACCTCCAACGCCAGCACCACCACCGCCTCCGCCTGCATAAGTTACGGATGAGCCTGATATAGAAGATGAACTTCCTGCACCGCCAGCAGAACCAGCAGCACTAGAAGCACCAACAGCGGATGCACCACCACCTCCACCACCTCTTACTCCTGCTGCACCTGCTCCACCATTATTTCCTTGACCAGATATTCCAGTTCCTCCAGCAGCTGACAAATATCTATCGCCACCACCACCAGAACCACCATTTCTACCAACATTTGAACCAGAAGGACCTTGGTCTCCACAACCACCTCCACCACCACCTGTAGAGGTTACAGTAGATAAACCAGTTCCTGATATTACTGAATTTGAACCATCTCCACCTGGGTTTTGACCAAAGCCTCCAGAATTAATTGCTCCGCTAGCACCACCACCACCAACTGTTACAGTATAGGTAGCAGGATAATAAAGTGTAGTTGTGGAAGCAAGTAAACCTCCTGCTCCTCCACCACCACCTTCAGCAGCACCACCTCCACCACCACCAGCCACTACTAAATAACTAGCTGTAACTGCTGTAGCAGGGACTAATGAACCTGAAGCTGTGAATGTATGTATTTGGTTACCACCTGAAGTAGTAAGAGTGCCACCTGTGAATTTAGGTGTAGCAGATGTGTAAGATATGATAACTACGCCTGAACCTCCAGCAGCACCTGAAAATCCACTTGCTCCCGAAGCTCCTCCACCACCACCACCTGTATTAGCCGTTCCAGCAGTTCCGTTTGTAGAAGTTCCACCACCAGCTCCGCCGCCTCCTGCACCACCTGGTGCTTGATTACTATTATTAGCATTACCGCCACCGCCACCGCCTGCGTATGTTACAGAGCTACCTGAAATTGAACTTGCTGTTCCTGCTCCGCCTACTCCTCCATTATTACTAAATGCTGACCCGCCTACAGCACTAGCACCACCACCGCCACTTCCAGCAGAAAAATTAGTTGCAGCAGAAGCACCACCAGCAAAACCTTGTCCACTTACTCCTGTTCCACCTGGAATAGCGCCACCTGAAGTATATTGTCCCGCACCACCACCTGAACCGCCATTGCCACCGCTAGCATTTAAACCACCACCACCGCCACCGCCTGTAGTAGTAACAGTTGTAATTCCTGTGCCTGCAAAAGAAGACGATACTCCTGTTGACCCAAGACTTGACCCAGCAGCACCACCAGCACCTATGGTAACTGTATAAGTATTAAGAGTTGATAAAGTAAATGTAGAAGTTAAAAGACCCCCTGCACCACCACCACCGCCTACATTATTATTTGCGCCACCACCACCACCTGCTACAACAAGATAGGATGCAGCTACATTGGTACTTTTAGATGATAGAACACCATAAGCTCTGGCTGCTTGTATGGCTAGTCTTGACAATAATGACATTGTTAATTCCTATTTGAATTGTGTTTGTGCTGCGAATACTGTGAAAGCTGCTGAACCTGTTTTAACAATGGTATATGAATAAGCATCAATACCTGAAGCGTTACCACTTGTCCATGCTGTGCCACCTTGATACTTAGGCGTGACAGATGAACCGTCAATAGTGAAAGCATTATTATAGTATGCTGTTGAACCTTGTGTGACTAAAAATACTACTGTAATAGCTTGCCCTGTAGACATAAGAGTATTTAAAGATGTTGTGCCATTACCTCTTACATTAACTGTCCAGTTAGCACTTGCGTTAGTTGTATAGTATAAGACTGATTGAGTTGTAACATCATAGTTAATTGTGCCTGTAGCTGCAGTAGCTGATATTGTTGTTACTTCTGCTGCATCTTGGAATACTGCACCTAAAGCTGTTGTTGAGCCTGCAAATGTTTGAGTAGCTGTAAATGTACTTGCTACATCATCAAATACTGTATTTGCATCATAAGCCTGTACGTTTGTGCCAATTGCTAGACCTAATGAACTTCTAGCTGAAGCTGCAGTATTAGAACCAGTACCACCTGCTGCAACAGGAATAGAGTCACCACTAACACCTGACTGTAAGTCACGAATTTGTGCCATGAGAGTTCTAATAGCATTGTTAATACCTGAAGGTGCGCAACCCTCATCAATATTAATACCTGCAATATCTGTGTTTAAGTTTGCGCCAGCACTTGTAGAGTCGTACTGACTGATTTTATCTTTTGCCATTTTTTACCTCGTAATTAAATTTGTGACCATGTATCGTTACTTGAACTTGATGCTGTCCATGTATCTGAACCAATGCTTACGTCAGACCATGAGCTACCACCTGCTGTTATTACTGTCCAAGTATCACTACTTGGTGTTACATTTGTCCATGACTCTGAACCTGGTGTAACTGGTGACCATTCTTCACCTAATATCGTACCTGAAGCTATAATATTTGCGACTGCTGAAATACTACCTATGCCAAAGAATATTGCATTTGGGCTACATGATAATAATGCTTCTGCTGTTATATTAGCTTGACCTGCATACAATACACCACCAATTGCTGTGACTGTAGCAGTTCCTGTTATATCTGCATCACTTGTTCTAATACGTATTCCGTCAGCTACGACTGTTGCACTACCTGTAATAGAACCTTCGCCAAGCTGAACTCTAATACCATCTGCTAATACTGTAGCTGTGGCTGTAATAGAACCACTAGATGAGTATATTGCAAAGCCTGTAGCATCTACAGTAGCTAAAGCTGCTATATCTGCAGCACCTACTACAATTTTAACGCCATTAGCAACAACAGTAGTTGTTCCTGTAATATCAGCACCACTAAATGTAATTCTAGTAGCTTCTGCTTCTACTTGTGCGTTAGCAGTTATATCTGCACTACCTGTAGAAATTTTAGTACCGTCTGCTACAACTGTAGCATTGGCATCTATTGCACCACTACTTGTTCTTATTCTAGTAGCATCTGCAACTACTGCTGCGGCTGCATTAATAAGTGCATCTGATATATTTATACAAGCATTAGTAGTCCATAACGTACTATCTAGCGAAATGGCTAAGTTATCTAAACTACCAAATGCGTCTAGTTGGTTTAATGTCCAAGGTCCACATACAGTAGTGCCGTTGTCATAAAATGTATTATCTAAACTATATGGTACATTTTCCAAACTACCATAAACGTCTAGTTGCTCTAGCGTCATTGGCACTGGCATAATTTACCTTAAGATAATGTTACTGAAAGACTACCAATAGCAATTTTGAATATATCGCCTGTGTCAATTGTTTTAGACGTTGTTAGTGGTGAATGATATAAAAGGTTGCCTGAAGATACTGCATCATTAATACCAATCCAACCTACTGTTCCGTATGAAGCTGTTGCTTGTGGGAACTCTACTGCTGTAGTATTTAGTGAAGCTCCATTAGAAGGTGCGCCAAATGTTACTGACTGTCTAACATAACTTGTACTAACTGTGCTAACTTCTGTGCCACTACCTGCATCTGTAGGGTCTGTTGTCCATAGCGATACATAAACCGTTGCTGGTGCTGTATATGTTGTGTTGCGTAGAGTTACATTTATAAGTGCGTTCTCTAAATAGTTACTAATTTCTGCCATAATATTGTCCTTATCTTGGTGTTACGCTTAGTGAAGTGTATGGGTATGTTTGACCCAAGTCGCTTGTTTTAATATTAGCAATTGCTCTATCATATAAAGCTGACCATGTTTGAATACGTGCATCATTCAATAAATATGGCTCTGCTTCTGCTAGAGTTGAATATAATAAAGCGTCTGGGTAGTTAGCTAGGAATAAATTACTAGCAGTTGATGTAGATATAAATGTAGGTTGAGCATAATATAAAATTTGTGCTGTAAAGCTACCATTAGGTGTTGGTGCAAATTGAAACTCTGAACCTAACATTGTAAAGTAAAATGGTTTACCTGATAATGATGTTTGACCATTACGGAAAAACAAATCAGGTGCTTGAAACTCTAGCCTAATAGGTGGGTTACCTTGTAAATGTATTTCTCTTACCTCTAGCATGTCAGAAGGTAAAGATACTGTGCCATCACCTGAAGTAATAGGAGCAGTTGCTACCTTAAGCATCTTTTCAGTTCTCAAATCACGTGACATTCTTGTTTGTGCTAACTGAATGAAGTCAGGTATCTGTGACGATAAGTCTGTTCTTGCTAAGTAATTTTCTACTACTGTTACAAAGCTACTGTAATTAGTAAACGCCATCTAATTGTCCTTTTAGTCTATCCCAGCACTTGTCCATCTCATCTTTATGCCATTCACTAGCAGCTAATGAGCTTAACCATGCTGTTCTGTCAAAATATGTTAAGTTTTCTATGTCTTGTATGTTATTGGATATTGGTACTGCAGGGCTATATGGTGAACCTATAACAGGAACGCCACGAATAAGTGCTTCCACTTCTGCCACACTACCAAAACTCACAATAACATGAGCCTTTTCTAGTGTTCTTTTAAAGTCACCTTCGCCTTTACGCTTAATGACAATTTTTCTCTCTGTATGTTTTCTAATTTCTTCTACTGTTTTGTCTAACCAGTTAGAAGTTTGGTAGATATAAGCTATTTTATCTGCTGGAGGCAAAATAACTACGTTTTCACCACTACGATACTCATGAACCTTAGGTGTTTCTCTATCTGATACACGCCAATCTGTGCAATGGTAGTTATTAACACATAATCTAGCCCATTCTAAGTCAGGTGACCTGTGAAAGTAACCATGGTCTATTAGAATGTAGGGTATGTTTTGTTCTCTACAGGTTATTTGTATCTTATCTGCACCCTGTAAATTACCTACTACAACTGGAATTGACTTACCATCCCATTCCCTTGTTAAAACACCCTTACAATGCTTATGCAAGCGTTTTAAGACGTTATCTCTACGTTCTATGCCACTCAGTATTAACTGCATCTAAAATCTGCTCTACGGTGATTGCTTTGCTTTTTAGAAGGCAATGTTGACATACGCTATCATAAGTCCCACATGGCTCTGAACCGTCATGTATATTTCTATGGGTATCATATCCTAAGTGCCTCGGTGAAGTAAAACCTGTCCATATCACTACGGAAGGTATGCCTAATGCTGCTGCTGCATGATGTAAACCACCATCTGTTCCTACAAATAACTTTGCTTTGTTTAATATTACCAATGCGTCTCTAAAGGTTGGTGTTTCTACCCACTTTGTTTTCTTGTCAGTAGTAACATCACCTAATTGTATCCATGGTAAGTCATGTTTAAATAACTCTTCCCAACCATGCCATGCTTTATTAACTGTATGAATAAAAGTTTTTTTAACACTAGGTTCAACAATAATGTAGTCACCTTGTATCTTATCTATAGCTTTTTGTTCTTCATTGTCAAAGTATATTTCACCAACAATAGGTTTATAGTCATCATTAAATAATAACTTACCATTATCTGTGCCTTTGAGATATGGTCTATGACCTTGATAGTTTTTAACCCATACTACGTCTGTATCAGAGTTACTAGCCATTCTAGGATTATTAGCAAATACTTGACCATCCCAAAACATTGTAACACCATTACCTAACTTAACCTTTTTACCAGTTCTTTCGTTAGCTTCTTTAGCATCACCGGATGCCATCAACCAATCACCTAAGCCCATGGTTTTACTTCCACTACATATTCTTTATCGTTTACTTTTTCGTTAGTAATGATAAAGTAATTTTCTAACTTATCTTTCCACCAATGATGTGTCTCTAAAATAAGATGTGCGTTACGACCATCTGGCAAAGTTTTTTTAGCAGGTATTAAAC